ATAACAAGTTTAAAAATATACAAGAGTATGAAGCGGCTGCTGCTTTAGCCCAAACCAATCAGAATAAGTATGAAAAAGCTTCTGATGATATTGTTAATTCTTGGGGAGAGGTAAACAACCCAAACGATCTGGGGGAATACTGGGATAAGGCATACGGGGCTAATGATGATCTGATAAATTACCAGACCGCAGACGAGGCTTCAGCTTATGATATTAAAGCCAAAGAACAAGCTGAAATTTATAAAGCAGGTATTATTGGTGCAGTTAAAGCAATTCCTCTACACCCATTAGATGCAATTATCCTAACTAATAAGAGCTATAATAAAGCGGTAAGAGAAATTGCATTTCCTCCTATTACAGGAGCAGGATCCTTTGGAGACATTTCTGATATTCCTGATACCTTTGGGTACTCTGATAAAGAATTTACCAACACAGAAATAAATTATATAAAGAAACAAGGAGTTCCTATTTTTAGATACAATACAACAAATCCTAATATTCTAGATATGAATTTTAAATTTGGAGGAGTTTATTTTGCACAACTAAAGGGAGGATTTTCAAAGATGGTTACTAGAAAAGCTTCGGCTGTCGCAGAAGGTCTTTTACCTATCGGCACAGGGACTCTTCCTATTCGCACTGTTGGTGCTGCGGTTGCCTATTTAAAACAAAAGAATTTTGCTTTAGGAGCAGATAATAGAGAAGAGTTAATAGAAGACTTAAAAGGGAATGTGTCCATAGAGCTTATGAGAGAGCTTAAAGTCCAAGATCCATTAGAGGCTGCTAATGCTGTTGCTGCGGTATTAGAGAAAGCGGAAGGAGGAGACGATGAGGATCTTAGGGGGTATATCGCAATTGACCAACTATTACCTGGAAACCCCCAATCAGTGATGACTGATATGATGGAAAATATGTATAGACAGGCTCTTCAAATGAGTATAAAAACTTTGCCCCTTTTTCATGTATCAAATATTCATCATATATCTTCTCCTTGTCTAGTTTTTGCTCAAGATGCTCCTATAAAGCAATCTGTTGATGCTGAAAGAACTTTATTGAATTCCTTCTTTAGCGGTCTTTATAAGATAATGGGATTCAAACATATTATTAATACAAGTACTGCTACTTCTGAATTTAACCTTGTAAAGAATGCCCCTAAGTTTGAAGAAGAGGAGACTACCGAATGAGCCAGATAATTTCATTAGCAGAAGTTAGGGATAGAACCGATGCTAGTCGGAGTGGATCCTTTTTAGCTAGAATTTTTGAGTTAGGAAATGAGGAAAAAAGAGTTCAATATGTGAGTCCCTATGCTTCTAACGGAGCAGGGGCTTTTATAGGCATCCCGCAGGTAGGAACTCAAGTCTTGGTTTGTAAACCAGGAAGCTCTGATGACTGGTATTACCTAGGCTCTACCTTCGCTCCAGAGCCCCTCCAAGTCGAAGGAGCGGCACTTGCCGATGATAGCCTATATCCTCTAGAGAGAGCCAACCCGAACCTCTACAGGGCAAGAGGGGAGCCCATGGCAGTCCAACTTACAGGACCACAAGGTGGAGGCATTATCGTAAGTGAGGATTATAATCCTGGATTCATTAACAAGAAGACAGAAATTAGATCAAACGTAAATAAGACAGTTACTCTTTCTGATGCCCCAGGCATCGACTCTATTATTTTAGACTCTGGTAATGGTAGTAAAATCACTTTAGCTGATAACCCGCAAAATAATAGTGTGGCTGCTAGATCTATTCAGGTTGAGAGCGTTGGCCCTCAAAAGTATATTAATACAGAATCTCAGACCGATATTTTGGTTAGGGACGGTAGGGAACTTCAGCTTCTCAACAACTCAACAGGAGTTAATGCTGCTGAAGGTGAACCCAATAAAGCAGGAAATGTAAATGTTCAGAGTAAGTGGAAGGATGTCAATGTGTTCACTCAAGCGGAAGCAGGACGAATCTTTATTGAGTGTTTAGATAGTGCAGGAAACAACCAACTAATTCAGATTGAAACTAACGGTACTGGTGGGGCTATTGTCATTAAAACAAAGGGGGATATTCGTTTAGATGCAGGGGGAAATATTGACCTGAAGGCAGGACAAGCGATTAGGATGGAATCTAACGATAACTTCAGCATTAAAACTGGTCAAAACTTAGAGGTACAAGCAGGACCAACCGTAAATATTGATGCTGGTAAAATAAACTTGGCAAATGGAGCAGGACCAACCCCACCCATCACGCAGGGTGGACAAAGTTATTACGGAGATGAGGGAGTTACTACATACTAAGAGGCGATTATGGCATCATTTGATTTAGAAACATTCTTAAAAGTTCAGGGGCAAACAGGGACTGGAGCTATTCAGGCCCTGGGCATGGCTTATGGAATGCCTAGCTGTATGTTGAATATCGCCCAGGATGCTATGAAGCTGCTTCCAAGCTCTGTATTAAGCAATATGCAATCAAATGTAGCTGCGGGAAAATCGAAAGCTAATGAAATAACCAAAGAGGTCTTCAAGAAGCTGATGTTGAATACGGGTATTATTGAATTTGATACAGAGAACGGAGTATTTAAGTTTTTCTCAGATACTGCTTGGATGGGGATTGATAATGATGATAGCCAAACAAAAGATAACCTCTCTGGTCTTTTAGGAGCCTTCCAATATGCTGCATCATTTGGAGCGCAAATATACCAAAACTATACGGATATAACAAATCAAATTGATGCGATCACTGATTGTCTTCAGAAGTGGAACGACCTCCAATCCTACCAATCAGGGAACTCTGCTGACGAGAGAGCTACCCTTCCTTCAGCAGAAGCCAATGAACTCTTTGCTTCTATGTATTCAGGAGATAAAGCTCGACTCGCTTCAGCGGCAAACTTTATTTCTCAATGCAATAGTAAGCTTGATGAAATCAATGATATCATCAAGGAAAGGGTTGCAGACCCCTCATTAGAGCCCAAGCTACTTGATTCAACAGAATTAGATCCCTTCTTAAACCAAACTACTTTTCCTAGAAGTCCTTTGGAAGATCCTGAAGTTGGGAGTGATGAACAAGAAGTCTTTAGACTTACTTATGGACCCCCGAAAACTGCTACAGGACAGTATGTACTAACCTCTGATGGTCTTTATTATGATTCTCAGTCTGGTGGTTTGGATCCCGTATTTCTAGCTATTTCGGGAATAGTTCCTATTGGGGATCAATGGAAATATGATTACGATCCTAACCTTGGAGGAAAGGGTGAAGCGGTCTCAATCAAAGCGTTAAATAAGTTTACAGATAACATTTTTGATATAGATAGAATTGATGATAGCCAAGGACTCCAGATGTATTATGACGAGGATCACTTCCTCTCAGTCCTTAAACAACAAAGAAATAAGCAAGTGTATAACTTGTCTTCTGATTTATATACCTTTATCGCTGATTACGGAGAAGACTCTTCAATTGTAACTAACCAGAGAAACTTAATTATCTCTGAAATTGCTAACCATAATAATAAAATAAATAGAAGAAAGAAGCAGATTGAGGTTGCTGTAAAAGCCCCCCAAATTTATGGAGATTTGGCTGGTCCTAGGTTTGCTCCTGGGGAGGTTCCAATTAATGATTTTTCTTATTTAGCTGATTATGATCTATCAGTAGATTTTGAAAAACAAAATTCTTTAATTTTCAAACAAGCAGATGTTGTAGGTATTGTTTTACCTATTGATGCTAAGTTTGCTAAGACAAGTGCAAAACCTCCTTCTCTCTCGATTGGACATCTGAATGTTCCTACTGTAGGAAAAGGATCTATTCTTTATTCTCCATCCTCCGCAAACGCAGGAACTGTACTATCTTTAAATGATCAGATTGTAAATGATAATCTCTTTGCCATATACAACTTCTTGGAGACTGATTTAGAGTTACCATCCTCTATTGCGTTCCCAGTAACCAACTGTGCTACGGAGAATATGTATAACAATGCTCAGTTAGTTGGGTCTTCTAAAAAAACTATGTTTGTCTCTGGTCTAGGCATCCCTTATTTAGAAGGTATTGTTAAGAATAAATCTAGTGATCCCGCAGCAGCATCAGCACTAGGATCTTATGCAAAGCTCCCCGACACTAAAGAGTTCCAGGATCTAACTTATTCGCCAAGTGGGTTTACTATGGAGTGCTGGGCTCATGTTCCTGATATTATGGACGGAGGAGTTGGTTGGCTCAGTTCTACAGCATCTGCGCTTACAAAGGTAATATTAGCTAGTGAGAATGTTGGCGCAGCATCAGGAGCTTCTGCTATAGATCACACAGCAACGGCACGAGATCTGGATTTCTTAGAAAATAGACGAGGTGATCAGTTTGTGCGAGGAATGGTTTGTGGCTTTACTAGAGATAGAAGAATTACCCAAGCCTCCGCAGCTTACAGCAATAATAATTACGATAACGACCCAGCCTCCTCTTTAAGTTTCTTCATAGCCCCAACCCAAGCTAGAGACCTCTCCTCAGCCTCTTGGATTAATAATGATGATTGTCAGGATTATGAAACTTTCTATAAAATGAAAGTGGACCTTTCTGCCACAGCCTTCGGCAATGTATCTTCTCAATTCGTTCTTATTGATATATCCTGTGATCCTACTACAGACACAATTAAACTTTTTGCTGATGGTTCATTAGTGGCTACGTCTGCTATTTCTACTGTATTTGGGGTAGACCCCCAAGTTGCACCAAGTTTGCCTTCTTTTAAGAAAGATAATAGTTTCCAATACTCCTCTACTACGGTGGATGGTCCTACGGTACTAAAACAAGGTCCTCTCCTAAATACCTTCTATACTCCTTGGATTGTTGGTGGAGGATACACGGATGGTATGTACCAGCACGGCAACTTCCTAGGAGGGAATAGATCAGGAGTAACAAGCGGATTGCGTGGTCACATAGGAAGCTTAAAATTTTACTCTAGAGCCCTAGATAATGCAGAAGTTTTAAAAAACTATAAAGCCCAAGAAGGCTTCTTCAAGAATATTATTACCTAATGGCAGCTAACCAAACAGTTTCGGTTTTTGGAAGAATACCTCCTAGGTATATGAAGCAAGGACCAACCTCGCAGAAGCAAGAGGTTTACGGGCTATCCTTCCCCCTGGGATCTACTTCGGGAGGGGGCTTCTTTTCAAAGCGATCTGGTGTTGTTATGATAAAAGAAGCAGTTAAGCAGTTACTTTTAACAGAGAGGGGAGAGCGAGTTATGCTTCCCAATTTTGGGTGCAATCTACGAAAGTATCTTTTTCAACCATTAGATGAATCTACTTTTGAATCAATTAAGAGGGAGATTCAATACTCATTTAAGAATTATATTGTAGGAGCCCACATAGGAAAATTAGCTATTTTTCCTATGGGAGAAGCAGGACCAGCAGGAGGAAACTCCCTTAAAGTGGTTTTATCATTAAAATTAGATACTGCTGATTTAGAAACATTTGATGTTGAGGTAAACATATCATGAACTTTTCTGGAACCATTGCATCGGACTTTATGAAGTTAGCAGAAGTCCCTGTAGTAAAGAGACCTTCTCTTATTAACTTTGCTGCTACTGATTTTCTTACTCTTCGTAATTCTCTAATTGATTATGCTAAGGCAGTTTATCCTAGAGATTATAAGTATTTTGTAGAATCTGATTTAGGAATGATGTTCTTAGAGCTTGTAGCCTACATGGGATCTGTTATGTCTATGAAGGCTGATATGCTTGCTAATGAGAACTTTCTAGCCACTGCAACACAACGACCTAGCGTTAAGAAGCTATTGCAGTTAATTGGAATTCGTATGAAGGGTCCTCTTTCTGCTGCGACTGATGCGAAGATTACTTCTCCGACAGCACTAACCGTTGGAGCCCCGAAGAGAGTTTTAACTATTGGCGCACAAAATAGAATAATTGAAACTGTCTCTCCTGAAGATGGAGGAATTTTAACTTATACATTATATAAAGTTGTTAATGGGCTTGTTGATACAGTTAATAGTACTGGTAATGTTGAACTTTATTTTAGTGAAACTATTGATGCTGATAATAAAATATTTGAAAATGTAGTTTTACAAGAAGGTACATTAGTAAAAGATACAGGAAGTTTCGCAGCCACTGAAGGTGTTAAAACTATTAAACTTACACAAAGTCCTGTTGTAGAGGGAAGCGTTCAGGTTTATACTGATGGGCCTAATGCGACCAAGAACGGAGCCTTTGTTGAAGTACCTAATGTGTTTTTCGCTTCTGGATCTTCTGATAAGATTTTTGAAGTAGTTTACGACGATGATTACAAAGCGACCATAGTTTTCGGGGACGGCAGTGTAGGGGTTTCTCCAGATGACACCTCTAATTATTATGTCTTTTATAGAGTGGGGGGAGGAACCCGAGGGAACATAGGAAAGAATACTATTGATAATACTCTTGCTGGGACTCTTGACGGTGCTATTTCTGTAAATATAACAAATACTTCTAAAGGTACAGGAGGCTCAAATGCCGAGACTTTAGACCATGCTAAACGATATGCTCCACTAAATTTTAGAAGGCAGGATCGTTTAGTTACTTTAGAGGATTATTCTGTGTTCGCTAATACGTTTATTAGCACCTTTGGTACAATTGGTAAGGCTACAGCAGCTACTCGACAAGCTTATTCTTCTGCTAATGTAGTTGATATTTATGTTCTTGAAAAAGCTTCTGATTTTCAATTACAACGAGCTACGACAAACTTTAAAACTCAATTACTAACTGCTATTAACAAGAAGAAGATGGCAACAGACGATGTGGTTATTGTTGATGGGCTTATTAGAACTTTAGATTTAGTTACCACAATTCGGATTGATAGAGAAGAGGAAGAAAACCAGGATCAAATTAAAGCGAGAGTTAGAGATAAGATCCTAACATATATGAATGTAGATAATAAAGAGTTCGGAGAAGATTTTAATGTGGCTCAAATGAACAGACAAATCTTTGAGGTTGATGAAGTTCGATACTCAACTATAGATAACATTGAACAAGATATCTCAATTGATTTTAATGAAATTGTTCAGTTGAATAACTTAACAATTAATGTAGAATTACTAGACTAATGGGCGATAGCAAGTACACACCAAATCCTAGAAAATACTACAAGACTAACTTTGTAGATCTAGTAGAACTTATCACCCCCGAGGTGTATAAGACGGAAGATTTATCATTAAGTGGAACCGAGGTAAACCCCCTTTCTCAGGTTATTAATTCCCACCTTAATGTTGCGTCCCGAATTTCTAATGTTATACCTCTATCGGGAGTGGCTAATAGCCAAACAAGTGCTTTAGGGAATATCAGTGGAATATCCCAGTACTTTGTTAAACAAAATGAGTTAACTAAGATTAATCCCTTCTTGTTTGAAAGCAAGATTCTTTTGCCTTTAAGCACTACTTTCGCAAACTACGATACTAGCGCAGAGTTCGCCACCTATTTGTCTGGGACACTTCTTCCCATGATTATACCTCCGAGTCTTACTCAGGTGGATCCGCTTCAGGCGAATATGACAACGCTTTCAGCACTAACAGGGGATGTAAATGCTAGTAGTGTTCATAATCATTTAGTAGATACTTTAGGATGGATGTATTTCTTAAATACATCTGCCGATGGAGGGTTAGATTATTCTCCATCGAGTTATGTTCTTAGCTCTTTAAATTCTTTATATCTAGGAAATACGTTAGAGACTATTGACGGTATTAAAGGATTAACAGAATACCTGTGGAGAAATAACGAAACCTGTTCTTTCGGTTCATATATTCCTACTGATTTTGTTTCTGGAACAGCAGATGGTATCACTGAGTCTAGTGCTGGGGTTATTCCAACTTATACCAGTGGAACCCAGAAGCTTGAAGCTCTTCAAACTTTAGTAGATGTAATCTACTCTCCCCTCTATATTGATCAACAGGACTATACAGTTAAAAGTGCTTTTGATAATTTTATTGATGCTTCTTTATCTTTAACTGATCGAACAGCTAAAGGACCTTTTAGAAAGTTTACTAATCTGTTGGGGTATGAGTTTGCTGATCTTACTAATGAAATTGACAACATTGGTTTAATTTATGATATTGAAAATGTTAAAGATGAGCATATTCAATACATAGCAGACCTTATTGGGTTTAGACTTCGTGGTAATTCTCCTTCAAAGTGGAGACAACAACTTCGCTTGGCTTTAGATCTCTATAAGAAATCAGGAACGATAGATGCTATTCAAGCTGCTATTAATGCGCTAATTGTTGATTCTGTTTTTGATGTCTCTGGTAAGGTGGATGAACTTTGGGAGTCATATATTCCTCAATTAATCTGGTACGCTTTAGGCACAGAGTCCCCCTTATTTAAAGACTTGAATACATGGACCTTTGATTTAGCTAATCAAGCAGGAATCTACGCCTATAGTACCAGTAGCTTAGATGAAAATCTTAAAATTGTTACAGACAGTATTCTTTTAGATTTATATAAAGCTTTTCCTGATAACTTTTTGTTTCATGGAAACAAGTTTTCTGTACCTGAATTGTGGGAACTTGATGCTAATGGATGTACAACAAAACGGTACACCGTTGTTAATGAGCCAGGGATGAAACCCTTTCATGTTCATTCAGTAGACAGTCTTGGATACCAAGCTTACAAACAAGAAGCGAAACAATTTGACGAAAGTAAAGCCTTTGAGGCTGCGACAGGATTTGGTGCGTTAGGTTCAGGTGTGTATATGGCTGGAGCAGAGCATCCAACTACAGGGGAAAGACCAACCTACCTTAAGCCTCAAGGAGATCTTAATTTCTTATTCTCTTATAGAGAGAAAGAAAACTACCCACTTCCCCCATTTGAAGAAATAAAATACTATAGAGACTCTACTGTTACTGCTGATTTGGTCAGCTTGTTAGTAGCTAGGCTTAAGTGTTTTAAAGTAAAGGAGAGCTTTGCTGATGAGGTAGGTAATTATATCCTTAGCAGTGCGGTTACAGACGACTCAGATTTAGGAACTTTAAATGAGTTCTTAATGCTATTTAGTTCGGTGCAAGTTCCGTCGAACTTTGATGATGTAATGCTTAGTATCTCAGACTATGAGAAGAATCTGCTGGACTTGTGGAACGGAAAGTCTTCTCATCTATTCATTAACTTTAAAGATACTGATTTTGATTTTGCTAAAACTACTTTAGAGGGTGACGGAAAGTATGCTTTGTATGAAGCAGCTAGAGTAGCAAGAGAGTTCTCTCCTGCTCATGCTATTACTAGAGTAAATCTAACTGCTAGTGCAGAGGATGCCCTCTCCACCTCAAGTGCTAAGTGGGAATACTTGGGCTTTGATAAAGATGATACAAGAGCAGGATATACTTCTGCCTCTGTGCTAGGAAACTTTGAGATTAGTGGAGCAGCTATGGGTGCTGTAGGTCCAGGAAACTTTAATGGAAGAGGGGGACTGAATACTTTTAAACGAGCAGATGTTGATAGAATAACGGATTCCCTTGAATCAACTATTTTAACCACAACTGATGCCAATTATGACCCGCAGGATGGAACGGGAATGCGTGAAGGTGTTCCTAGACGAGCTTTAAGAAGAAGAAACTTTAGATATACTCTTCCGAAAGAAGGATACTACGATAGGACTGGATTCAATTCTCCTGTGAATTGGGATTTAGAAGCTCAGAATCCAAACTTACTTTCCTATACTTCCGCTCCTATGGAAAGTCCAAATATAGATCAAGCAGCGGGTGCTTTTCTTGGAAATTATTGGAGGGGTGCCCGATTAGGGAGTGTTTCTGCTATTGACGAGATCGGCCCCTTTGCAGGAACTTCTGCTATAGAGGTAAGTTCTCAAGAAAGCACAGACCCCGCTGATTGGGGAGGTTATTCATATATATACGCTCAGGAAACTTCGGCCATAACAGGGGGTCCTTATGGAGTAGCAGGAAGCCCATTTCGTGAAAAAGTTTGGAGATCAAGTGATACCTTAACTCTGAGTTTATATGTAAAAAGACCTCCCACAGGCTTAACTCCCTCATCCTTTGACCTAAATCTATTCGACCCTGCTTCCCCAGGCCTGGAAAGTAATGGTGTAGACTTTGAGTACTTAGGTGGGGGGCAAGTTCCAACTATTAAATTAGAATCCACAAATGTAACTGGAACAATAGAAGATGTCGGCAATGCTTGGTACAGGTGTAGTATTGCTTGTGCTGGTCTTGGGAAGTTGGATGGGGACACTATAGAAGGAGATTTAGAATCCAATTTTATTATTATGGGAGATATCGACGGATATGTAGGACATTATGAGGATCTTGCTAGTACCAGATTATGGATTTATGGCCCACAATTAGAACAATGGAGAACAGGTTATAAAACTAGTCCCACTGCATATCAAGCTGTGGAGGGGGCTGTGCCTACTGTTATAGACAGAGGAGAAAATACTTTAGGGTATGTCCCTTCAGCAGGAGAGTTCTATCCTATACTTGACCCCATCAACCCATCAGGGGTTTGGCATGAGTGTGAGAAGCTTGATTCTTCTCGTCAATTCTCTGGAGTTTATACTAGCGCAACTTATCCTTATAGGGGATTAAGTTCTCTTGGGTCAAATAACAAGATGCCAGAAGTGGGTTCTACTACAGACAGGTATGTAGATAGAGGTCAGGTTCCTGAGTTATATAACACCATGCATGAGCTTCTTGAATCTAAGGCTTATGATTACGCTAACGAACAGATTAATTTAACTTCTAGTTCTTATGCTGCTGATGCTTATTGGAAGAACAATAGACAAAGCTTTGCTAACGAAGCTATTGCTAGTGGCTTTGTTCTAAACTCTTTTGCAGACTACGAGAACTTTAGCTTCGGTACTGGACTCCAGAAAGCTCATCGAGACTATTGTAAGTATTTTGCTAAACATCCTTTAGGTTTGAACGAGATTGACAAGACTGGAGGCAATATCTTTGCCCAAGTGTTTGGTAAAGGTCTCTACAATTGTGATTTTGATCTAACTGGGTATGCTGCTTCTACTATAGGGGGTAATTACATAGCCTCCAGTGTCCGTACAAATGTTGTCCCAATCTCCAATACTAACGGATCAGGAGTATTCAGTACTTGTGCTGTAGCAGCATATAGTGACAAGACTGCTGACCTCCCTGCTTCTGGTACTTATATCGCTGAATATCCAGGTCAAGGAGTGGTTCCGTTATCAGGTACTTACACTTCGGTTTCTGCTAATAGTTCCAGGGACACATCTTTAAATACTTGTATTTATTATGAAGGGGCTCCTTACAATGCAGAGTTTAGAAATGCAAATATTTTAAGTGGTATTGAGTTTGTCCAAACTTCGGGGGCACCTAACGCTAACCAGTTTACTGTATTTAAATTAGATTCTTCTAATGCGGTGCCTGGAATGGAGAATTTCTTAATTAACAACAGTGTCATTAAGTGTAAGTCTCTTGGAGGATTGCCTAGACTAAGATTTGATCTATCCTCGTATGGGGATAGGCCCAACCAATTTATTAAAGATCACAAGTTTAAACTTAATGTAAAGTCTTTAGTTGCTGAAGAAAACTCTCCTATATTGGGAGGGGGCAAGCTAGGTGTATGGATTCATACTAAGGCTCCATATTCCCAAAACAAGTTTATGTGGACCAATTATTACCGTGGAGCCAAAAATACTGGTCAGGCAGGAAATGACGGACGAGCTAGAATTAGAAGTAATCCAGCCCAATTAAATGGTGGGGGAACTGGGGTTCAAGTAGATGATCGTCCACCAGAGTTCGCTACTAAGTATTGGAATTATGCTTCAGGTACATCTGGGATAGAGATGGAATTCATGACTACTGACACACGTACACACACCTTCCTAGGGTCTAATAATCTTAGCGCAGCAATTGATCCTGACAAAACTACCGAGTGGGTAGCATCCATGTATATTAAGCGGGATATGACGGATGGGACGAGTGGGGTAACTTTTAATTTTTATGACGAAGATGCTGATCCTACCGCAGCTTCTAACTATTGGGGGTGGTATTTTGATGCTAATGGGGTTCCTCAAAGATATGGCAATGGCAGTAACGATGACTACAATATGCCTGGACAAAATACTGCGATAGAATCAGGGGAACAGTATGCAGGAGATGGGTGGTGGAGACTGTGGGGTAGACTGAAATCTTCTGATGTGGATCCCTCATACACTTTGGCGGGAGACCAAATGGGTTTTGTTTGGTATATGGATAAAAAAGGATACCACACAAACATCCAAGGAAAGAAAATGAGATTCTATGGGCCACAGCTTGAACAATATAAACAAGGAACCAATATGGGTCCAACCCCGTTTAAGTTTGTTCCTGAGATTGTAGAACCAGAAAACCCACCAGGATATATGTGGTCCTGGACTCCAAACGGAAAGTGGGAAGTTACAAAGGAAGGGGATTTATCTCTACCAGCAGTTAAGAAATCTCTAGCCCATCTGTATGATTTCCCAGTTAAGACTTATCCTACAGAGGAGGAGTTCTGTTTAGGTAATACTTCAGACTCTTCTGAAGTTCTAAATAATAATACTCTTCTAAATATTAAGGATAGCTATTTCGAAAACTTTGAAATAGAATTTGATACTAGAAACTTTACTATCCATAATAACTCTGAATATCTTGATATTATTCCAATGGAGAATGATGTTTATGAGGTTACTCCACAAGTGAATAGGGATGACACGAATTACATTGTGGAAGTCTTCTTTGTTCCTAACAATAATCCAGACAAGTACCTCTTGATAGACTCTATTGAACTTCAGGATGTAACCCAGAGAGAGAATACTGGTATCGGAACAGGTCATGGAGTTGACACTAGTGGTATTCCTCTAAGACCTTTTGTAACAGAAGATAAACTTTACCTAGATAAAGATCAACTTAGGGATGTTTTAAAGTTCTATAATGGATTGGCGGGACTAGGTACAGGGATGTATGCTACCAACCTCGCTTCTAGAGATGCTACAATTACATCAGGCACTATGGAAGTAAGTGGTGGTAGTAGATTGAATTATAGACTAAGCCCAACTTGGGGTGCTACGAATGCAAACAACCAACAACCAAACTATTATAGTTTTTCAAGCGTGGAGATAGACAACTGATGAGAGGAGAAGTAGAAATTTGGGACGGAGACAAACTTCTTCACAAGGAAAGTAACCTTCTTGTGAATGGGGCAGGAGAACTATTAGCTGACATTATGACAGTCTCTCCGTCCTTATCTGGTATTGCAGATCATGCTACCTCCTCTATTCTAGACTCTTCTAACTATACTATCCAAGCTATCTCGTTTGGTAAGGACGCTTCTGCTTATCAGTATAATGCTCATGCTATGAATAGTAGAAGGAATCTTATTACTTTTTCTACTCCTTCTGCTACTGATATTGCTGATGATAATTGGTATGCAAACTATGCTACTGTTTCTTCAGTTCCTGAAATAACTCCCCCTCCTAAATATGCTGATATTCCCTCTTCTACGGCTCATGTTGTGGCTATAATTGAAGAGGATGATGATGCTAATGGGTACTTATCTTACACTCAGACTAATCAATATGATTGGACTCTGAGTGGTGGACAAGATAACTGGATTTGCGCTTCTGTATATGTAAAATACCCTATTGATGAGGCTGCTGTTTTGCCTGTCCCTGATGGGACAACTCCCGATTTAACTATTCGCCACCCAAGAATACATTTTAGTTATAATCTTAGAGGGGAGGGTTGGAATGGAAGTTATGGATATGGACAATTAGGGTATTCTAGACTCGGTACTACGGTAGAGTACGCTACGGATACTACTCCCAATTATACTACTCCTAGTTCGATGGTTTTACAATATAATCTTGTAGGGGAAGACACCAACGAGTATAGATCATCCGCATATGGATATTCTATTGAAAACTGGCGACAGAATGGGGGAGCTAGTTATGAGGGAGATGGTTGGTATAGAGTCTGGACAGCAGGATTGGCTCCTGTTTCTGGTCTAAGTGCGATTTCATTTTATATGTACCCCACATCGTTCATGTCAGATCCCGTAGGAATTACTGAAGGAGGGATGTATACATATGGTTGGCAACTTGAACTAGGAAGGTGGCCCACAGAGCTTCAATTCAATAATCAGAATTATCAATTTAATAACTGGGATGTGTCAGGCAGCGTACTAAATCGAGATCATAGCCCAGGAGCCGTAGAGGATAATGGAACAGTTAGAGTATTAAACGAACCCATACCCAATCCTAACTTACTTTTCTATACCGATGATCCTTGGAATAGTCCAGGGTTGGGGGCAGGAGATCTAGATGGTATTTATTGGTATGGAATAAACACCCCGATTGGAGGCTTTTCTGGTATTACAGAAACCGATCCATTTGGAGGAGCGTCCTCAATAGCTTTGAGTGGGTCTACTGGGGCGGGAGCCTACACTTATCTAGCAGCAAAAGAGGTATCTGCTATTGAAGCTGGTGGAGGATCAACAGGAGATCGGGGTATTTATCTAAAACATGGATATAATACAATCTTTAGTACATATGTAAAAAGACCTGACTCAGGAGCCCTAACTCCTTCATCTTTTGTAATGATGGTTCACGATATCCAAGAACCTGATGACCAAACTAATAGTGTTACATTTGTATATTTAACTGCGGCTGGGGCGGGGAGCGGTATTCCTACTATTGGGGGACAAAACAGTGGATCTACTGGTTTTATCGAAGATGTAGGAAATGATTGGTATAGAATTTCAAATTGTGTAAGTGGTTTGGGAAGAGCAGAGGCTGCTGGTAATGATAATACGGTAGAGGGAGATATGTGTCATGTAAGATTCTATCTTGGAGATTATTATGATCAGGAGAGTTCAGACGAGAGTTTGTGGTTGTTTGCTCCCCAAGTTGAACAGTGGCCTATTGGATATCGTACTCAAAGGCCTGGAACCACTAATGAGACCTTGGGAACTCCTCCTACCAAATATAGGGCTGTGTCAGGAAATGTTCCAACCTATGCAGAAGATAATTTACTAACTTCTTCTTATACTCCCATTAATTATCTTTCAAGTCCTCCCAACCCTGAGAGTACTAGAGTAGAGGATGGAGATACTGCTTTATTTGATACTTCGTGTTCTGTTGTTAGTGGATTTAATATGGGACAGAACTTAAATGTTATTCCATATAGAGAACAAGGAGATCAAGAGCCTAAATTCTTTAATTGTTTGACCAACAATGTGACAAATGGACAGGATCAATACGATTGGATTGCAGCTTATGGTAACTATACTGCTGCCCAACTGAGTGGAATAGGTTCTTTAGGTCCTCAAGGTTATTATCTTGGATGTTACCCAGAAGGTTCTAGTACAGGAGGATCTAATTGGGCTCTTGTGAGTTCTTTAGACAACTCTGCTGCTTACTTGCATGTTGATAACGGAACTGATCCAAACTTTGTTTCTGGAACCTACAATAGTATCGTAAATGAAGCAAGTTCTATGGATGCTTCTGGGTTTGTTGGAAAGGTTTATGATCCTAAACAAGTGGTTGGTAATGTGCCTAATCCTAATATGTTCGCATATACCGTGTATTGGACAGATGATCCTGATGTTGATCCTGATGATGGAGATTTTAACGGAACTTGGACTTGTAATGCTAATATGATGGGCGGCTGGTCGGCTGTGGATGTTACGAACCCTTTTGGGGGTCCGTCTTCTATGGTAGTAAGTGCTGGAATAGATCCAGAATCTGGTGGATCTGATGTAGTGTACGCTTTAGCGTTAGCTCAGAACCCTGAGAATGATTATACGGTTACTCCTAATTTCTTAGTATCTGCTGGCAATTCTTATTATCAAAGTATGTATGTTAAGCGTGGAGGAACCTTAGCGGAAGGGTATACTTCATCTATGATTATTAAGATAAAAGATGTTGATGCAACAGGTCCCCCAGACACGACTGTAGGTTATCAGCATACTATTGAGTATGCTGATGATGGAGTTGTTCCTACTGTAAAAAATGCAGATGCTAACTCTATTTTAACCATTGAAGATGTGGGTAATGATTGGTATAGATTTATTAATAGGGTGGATGGAAATAATCTACACTCTGATACGGCCATAGGTGATAGACTTACTTGCTATTGGTATCTAGGAGACACAGCGGGTACAGGTGGAAGCCGTGAGAATATCACAGACGAAACAAATGGAAAGAAGCTTTATATGTGGGCTCCGCAAGCAGAAGTACATCCTACAAGCTATGGAATTTCTTCCACCCCATATCAGGCTGTATCAGGACTTTCTCCCACAGTTGCAGAACAACAGGGAGAAGGAGGACTCCATGTATCAGGAGGAATAGATGCTACTAATTCAGGAACAGTTGAATATTCAATGATAGTAGGCTCAGGAGATGTGGGATATTCTAACCTGTATGGGGGCATATATAACATGGGGTTATGGACAATTGATATGGACGAATCAATTAAGGCAGGAAATACTCCTCCTTATTCGTTTGGACCCCTAAATAATCCTAGGAAATATAAACTATTTGCTACGAAACATTTAACAAAGAACTTAGGTTACATAGAAGATAGCGGTACTAATGCAGGATCGTTAAACTATTCAGACCTAACTATTAAGTGGAGATTACACTTCCATTAAACGCTATGAGAAATTTTACAGAAGAATTAGGAATTAATGGGCATCTAACTATCATTAAGAGATTTAATGACGGTCAAGAGGAGATTGTGTTTGATGATCATAACATTATCGTTTCTGGTATGGGTGTGGGTCTTACTTATATGTTTACTGGATCAGGGTCAAACTCAGTCCTTGATTATCAAATTGACAGGTTCCAGATTGGAGTTTCAGGTCCTCCTACGGGTGGAGAGGTTAGTTCTATTTACCAGCTTTCTGGAGCAGCTACTACTGCTGAATATGGAGCAGGTAGTAACTTGTTTATAGCAGTTAAAGATCAAATTACAAATACAACACTAACCTCTAATGCGGCTGCCCTTATTCCTGCCAACAAGATTACAAAAATTGCAGATGCTTCTGTTAGATATACTTTAGTTGTTGATGAGGAAGCTTGTAACAATATTACAAGAGATAGTAATGACGCGAATATTAATGAGGTGGGACTGCTAATGAAGAACCCGACAGGAGCTACTGATGACAGACCTATTCTGGTAGCTTACAGAACCTTTAGTAATATACGAAAGACTAGTGATTTTAGTCTCATTTTTAGATGGACGCTTAACTTCTAATGCCTTTTAACAGAAACGATATTTACACCAGCAGTGGCAGTGTTATGCTGTATAATTCTTGGACTCCCTATGTGTCTAAGTACGATACTAGCTCCTTTTACAACTGGGAGCAAGATAACCTGCCTCTGTACGATCTAGAGGAACGCACCTACGAGCTTTGGGAGCAGCAAGGATTTACTACCTCGGCTGGAGTTCCTGGATTAGCTTTAACCGTTTCTGCTGATACACCAACTGCAACCTTGGCTGCTAACAATAATATCTTTACGGATCTGAGTTCTTGTATTGCTGCAATTCCTAAAGTAGTTCGCTTCCCCGTTTTAGTTGAGGTTGGAAACTTTGGAGATCTTGGAAAGTTAGAACTACATAATTTCCGAATTGAGGAGGGGGGCTCTATTGAGATCATTAATAGAAACTTCGCTAGGGTTTATAATGCATCAGGTGATGTCAAAAATACAAGAAGTGCCCCTACTTATAATGCATCCCATCCCTTAGTTTATATAGTAAGTTCTTTAGACCTGAGTAGCACTTTACTCGATACCTCCTGCGTTCACATTTCAACTGCTGTACTGTCAGGGCCTGGGGATGACAGAGCAACAGCAGCTAACTCGTTTTATTATCCCAAACATACTTTAAGGGAGGCTCCTCTTTCTGTAACTATTGGAGGAGGTACTGGACTTATTACTGATGCTGGAGACGAGAATGAGTTTACTTATTATCCTTATGAGAATACAGATTTTACTTCTGTTGATAATACTTTAGCCTCTATAGATGTAAGTGCAACTAACCAAGCCACGAACTCAGAGATTTTTAGAGCAGGAGTAACAACTGCTGCTGGTCAAGATGTGGCAGGAAATAATTACTTAAATAAATGTTCTAAGATTAGCGTTAAGAACTGTGACGGTCCCATCTATATTAGAAACTTCTTTGTTGATGGAGAAACTGTTCGTAAGTATGCTATTGAAGTAACCAACTCAGATGTTCTTCTGGAAAACTGCGCTGGGGTCAGGGCACAAGAAGCTGGGTTTAAGTTCAACAACTCCCAAGTTACTCTGTCGAGATCTGCTGCTGCTTATAGAAACTACAAGCTAACAAGTACAACTACTAGAGAAGCTAAGACTGGTTACGGATTCCACGCTGTTAATAGCGAAGTCTTAGTAAGCTCCCTTCCAACCCCGCTTAATACTACTTATCCAGGCGATACAGGAGGTTCAGCAGTTGATTGTAACATCCTAGCTTCCAGAAACTACGCTGGATTCGTTCTTGATAACTCGAAACTTACAGGGGGTATTCAGAGATTATTTCCTACAGACCCGCTACGAGCTAGTATTATCGGATCGGAACTAAACACAGGCTATGGATTCCTTTTAAATAACTCACAAGTAGATGTTAAAGGACTATTAGATGTTTATGGAGACGATAGGGGTATCGAAGCTGTTGGATCAAAAGTAGTTTTTGAGAATTTATGTATTGATGCTCATAGCAATGAAGCTATTAGAGCTACAAACTCCTCGTTCCTTTTCGATTCCCCAGCCTCGCCTTTGGTTGCGGGACAAGCTGATCGCAAGCAACTAGACATGTCTGCAAACGCGCAACATATTGATCTGGTGAAGAATAGCTCCTTTGGCTTTACTTTAAAAAATAGCACTCCTACCACTTATGGTAATACCCGATTCGAAGTTGCACACGGAGTAATCAAGTGGGGAGGATCTAATAGAAATTCCTTACCCGCTATCTCTGTTAATGATAATTCAAATTTAGATTTACTTCAAGCTTATATTGAGGTAAGTGGGACTTCTGAAAATATTGCTAATGTTCCTTCCTATGGAAGAGCTATTAAAGCTAGTAATAACTCTAAAGTAAGTTGCTTTGGTAGTGGATCAGGATGTACATTCGTGTGGGGTCCTCCAGGAATTTCCTATCAAGAAAAAATGGCAGGAGTTTACGCTAATAATTCTTCTGAAATTAACTTACATGGTCCTACTGCAATCGGTCAGTTTGGTGTGGATGTTCTAGTAGAGGATAACTCTACACTTAACATCGAACCAGCAAGATCTAGAGATGCTTTTGGTTTAGAAGTAAGTGCATTTGATCTAAATTCCCAAGGAAACCACACCTCTGTTGAGCTTCATTCTACGAGAGCTTGTTTAGTAGCTAATAAGAACTCTAATCTTAACATGGCTGATTTAGGGTCTTTCTATGCGAATTGGGGTAGAGCAACGAATGGAACTGCTGCTTTAGCTGCGGGGGTAGATTATCCTACAGGTACTTTTGATACCAGTTCGTATACTTCTTCAGGGTCGTTACAATTCTATCCCAACCCTCAGGACACCTCGGCTATAACATTCTATAGTCTTGATGATTTAGCTAATGTTGCTGGTCTTAATTTTACTGTTCCTGATCCTCCTCGTTTTTCCGACTTGGTTGGACTCAACAGGTTTTTTAAGACAACAGAACTTATAAATACTAGTTATGCTAATGATTTAACTAAAGTTACCCAAGGCGGGGTATGTCTTAGAGCTACAGAAGATAGTGTGGTAAATGTTAAAAATGTTCACTTCCCCATAGGAACAAATATTACTCCTCTGGACGGGCATTATTATAATTCTAGCGGTTCTGATTGCGATAAATTAATGATTTGGAATATTGCTGATAACTCTAGACTAAATGCTTCTTACTTGTCAGTGAGTGGGATGTACCCTGGTGATACTCTTTATCACGGTCCAAGTGCGTTGTGGGCATCCTCCGTAAATGGAACGGACTCTGGAAACGATAACGAGGTCCCAGCGTCTGGAGCCCCAGAGGGTACTCCCGACACGGGTAGTCTTAGTATTCTAGATGCGTTTGGAGCGGGGAGTTCTGTGTGGGTTGTTCCTTCTGGCGTTACTGTTAATCATCCTTTTGATGCCTTTTATCCTGTGTCTGGTG